TACAAACAGTTTCCCTATAATATTGAATGTAAAAATACTGAGAGGATGACCACTATTTATAATTATTATGAGCAGGCAATTAGCCATAATAATGTAGGTGAGCCTCTCGTAGTTATAAAAATGAATAGGCAGAAGCCCCTAGTCATAGTAGACGCAGAACATTTTATGGAGAAGTTTGTATGTCAAAAAATAAAATAACCTTGTATGCTGGAGATTCTGCTATTATTGTGAGGCACCTTGACCGGGGATTCGACCTTGAGATTTACCATAAGCATGATAGAAAGTTACTCACAGAAGAAGACACTATGTTTTATGCTCTATTAACTAGAGGACTTGTATCTACTGCTGTTAATGATACGGACCAAGTATTAGAAGAAGGAAGACTAAGTCTTAATGAAGATTCTTTATTAACCCAAGTAACACTACACTAATGAAACATATGGAGTATATGAGAATGAGACAAGAGCAAGAAAATAATAAGCCTGCCAGAAAGATTATAGGCACACTTACTACTAAGATTCACTCAATAGCAGATTTAGAACAGATAGAGCGAAAGAATCTTGAGAAGGATATGTCTACAAAAGTAGATATGGTTAATCATCCTTTACATTATAATGAATTTGGTATTGAATGTATTGATGCTATTGAAGCCGCCACGGGAGACCACTTTGACGCGTACTTACAAGGTAACATATTAAAGTATTTGTGGAGATATAAATACAAGAGCAAGCCCCTTGAGGATTTGCAGAAAGCTGAGTGGTATTTAGACCGCTTGATTAAAACGGTGAAAAATGTCAAAGTCAAAAATAAAAATTAGTGTATCTGCAGAAGTGGATTCACAAGAGTTCACATTAGATAAGGAAGAGCTTCCATTTATTATGGAAGAGATGCTACATGACCTATTCCATGAGATAATAGGCATGGAAACTAAAGATGTAACAGTAAAGGTAATAAGATGAAAAGTAACGTAACCCTACCCACGTATTATCAACAATTTATTCACAAGTCTCGCTACGCTCGTTGGAGAGAAGATGATAAAAGAAGAGAAGAGTGGAACGAGACAGTTGGAAGATATATAGACTTTATGAGTTCACATCTTCTTAAAAAACATAACTACAGTATTCCTATTCAAGTAAGAGAAGATTTACATTACTCTATACTTCACTCTGAAGTAATGCCATCTATGAGAGCTATGATGACAGCAGGCCCCGCTTTAGACAGGGACAATACAGCAGGATATAACTGCTCGTACGTTCCAGTGGATGACCCTAAAGCATTTGATGAGGCTATGTACATCTTAATGTGCGGTACTGGTGTAGGATTTTCTGTAGAGAGAGACTCCATAAATAAACTACCGGAAGTTCCTGGATTAATGTTTGATACAGAAGAGACTATTATTGCCAAAGACAGTAAAGAAGGCTGGGCAAAAGCATTCCGTAAGTTATTAGCATTACTATGGGCGGGAGAAGTACCCAATTGGGATTTGTCCTTACTTAGACCTGCAGGAGCAAAACTAAAGATATTTGGTGGTAGGGCCTCGGGCCCGGGCCCATTAGATAATCTATTTAGGTTCACAGTAAAAGTGTTTAAAGAAGCTAAAGGTAGAAAGTTATCTAGCCTAGAGTGCCATGACATTATGTGTAAGGTTGGAGAAGTAGTTGTCTCTGGTGGTGTACGACGTTCTGCAATGATTAGTTTATCTAACTTATCTGATGACAGAATGAGACATGCCAAAACTGGTGAGTTCTATAAGACTGAGCCACAGAGACAGATGTCTAATAACTCAGTGGCTTATACAGAGAAGCCAGACCCTTACACGTTTATGAGAGAGTGGCTTTCATTGGCTGAGTCTGGTACAGGAGAAAGAGGTATGTTTTATCGTGGTGCTGCACAAGACAAAGCAGCAGAGAACGGTAGAAGAGATTCTGACTACAACTTTGGTACTAATCCATGTAGTGAAATAATACTAAGACCTTATCAATTTTGTAATCTATCTGAGATAATTGTTAGAGGAAAAGATACTGTGCAAGATTTAGGTAGAAAAGTACGTGTTGCAACTATAATAGGTACATTTCAATCCACACTCACACACTTTCCGTATCTCCGTAAGATATGGAGTACTAACACTTCTGATGAAAGATTGCTAGGTGTGTCTATGACAGGTATTATGGATAACGCAATTACCAATGGCACTAATAGTAAAATGGGATTAGAAAGCGTACTACAAGGACTAAGGCAAATTGCCGTGGATACAAATAAAGAGTTTGCTGAAGCTATTGGCATTCCACAGTCTACTGCTATTACGTGTGTTAAACCAAGTGGTACAGTTTCACAACTCACAGACTCTGCGTCCGGTATTCATGCTAGACACAGTAAATATTATATACGTACTGTTCGCTGTGATAAAAAAGACCCACTCACACAATTTATGATGGACCAAAGTATCCCTTGGGAAAGTGATGGATGGAATGCACAGAATGCCGTGTTTAGTTTTCCTGTAAAGGCTCCTAGCAAGTGTATCACTAGAGATGATATGTCTGCTATTGAGCAATTAGAGTTCTGGAAAATATATGCTATGCATTGGTGTGAGCATAAACCAAGTGTAACTATTTCAGTTGGGAAAGATGAATGGTTAGAAGCAGGGGCATGGATATATAAGAACTTTAATATTGCTTCGGGCTTGTCTTTTCTACCTAGAAGTGATATGGTCTACGAGCAGGCCCCCTATCAAGATTGTAATAAAGGGGAATACGAAGAGTTCTTAGCTAAGATGCCACAGTTTATTGATTGGGACAAGCTCACAGAGTATGAACAAGAAGATAATACTATTGGTAATCAAACTTTGGCTTGTACAGCAGACAGCTGTGAAATAGTTGATATGGTTAACTAGGAGATACTATGGCTACCGTTGACAGATTTTATGTACAAGGTCAAAAGGACTTTTACAGAACTAAGAAAACTAAATCTACTATACACGAATCCACTAACCCATTCTCTTTCTCTTCTTTTAGGGGAAAAGAATGGCAACGAGGGTTTAACAAAAGCTACTTTAACAATAAAGGAAAAGTAAATGCGACAGATGATAATAAACGCACTAAAAACTAAGTATATAGGTGAGATGAATAGTCATATAGCTAATGTAGAAGTTATGCTAACTAACCCTGTTGGGGTTGGCGACCATGCAGGTATAATCGATACAGTAAGTAAAGAGATACTTGCACTGGAATGTGTGACTGGCAGACTTAATGTTCTAGTTAAGTTTTTTGAGAAGAGTGACCAACCTGTCATAGATTCTTCACAAACTCCTAAAAAGAAATAGAGTATGTCTGATTCACAAGTAGAAGAAGCTTTAATAAGAGAAAATGAAGAGTTAAAGTTTCAGATACAACAAGTGGATAGAAACCAAACTGTATCTAAAGAAGCCTATGATATAGCATGGCAACACGCAGACACTTGGAAGAAAAAGTACGAAACTTTGTTAAACACAATAGAAAAGGAAATATAGATGGAGCCTTCTGTAAAAGACCGTAAGAAATTTGATTTAGATTTACAATATGGTAAAGTACGAGAGAAACTTGTGGCTGATATGCTGCAGGATAAAAAAATTGAAGTTAAATCAGAGAGAGGTTTATGGCAGAAGTCGGGCAATATTGCCATCGAGTACCAAAGTTATGGAAAGCCTAGTGGTATTGAAGCTACTGAATCAGATTACTGGTTCCATAATTTGTGTGTAGGAAAAGAAACATTTTGCACATTAGTATTTGATACAAATAGCTTAAAGAAAATAATAAAAAACCTAGACTCAAAAAAGTCTGTGTCTGGGGGAGATAATAATGCCTCAAGAATGTATTTGTTAAACTTACAAAAACTATTCTCTACAGATGTAATTAAGACTTTTGTAAATGAGGAAAAAAGTAATTAATATGGAAATAGAACCTTGGCAATGGTGGTTGCTAGTAGCAGTGACCATCAATACCCTAATAAATTTAATAGTATTCTTTAAAGGAAGAAAGATTAAAGATGTCAAATAAAAAAATTGAAATAGTTAGCGACATAGATTTAGAACTCTCTTTAACCTTACATGGTATAGGAGCAGTTATAACACCTGATAACGAGGACCCACCTTCTTTTTGTGAATATCCTTGGGATGAAGTTATTGATACTCTTGTAGATAGTCACACTATTGCCGTACTGCATAAAAAAGATATACGTATCAGCGGTAGCAGTAAACAATTTTTAGTGAGGATTGCTAAAGAGTTAAGAAAACAAGCCCTTAAGATAGACCATAAAATTAGTGAGATGGAAGTAATCGATAGAACTTAGGTTGCACCCATTGCTCTTGTGTTATCTTCTTCTTCATCCACTTGATTAAACTTAGGTACAGGCATTATTTGAGAAAACAGCTCTACTTCATGCTTGTTTATTCTCTTGAGTAATGCCTCCCTTTCTTTTGGATTCTTTGGTAGTTCTATTTCATAAAAAGATATGTTATCAGCTGTGTTCGCGGCCTCATCTTTCAAATCATTCACTATTTTATAGTTAAGTCCTAATTTCTTAAATGCTTCAAGTTTGTACTTATCATATTGATTAGCAAATGCCATATTATACATTTCTGCATCTGGTTTATCTGAGGTTTTTCTCGTTTTAATAGTCTCGGTTAAATTTTCATCTTTTAAAGGTCCAAAATGTCCTAAAAATAATGGACTAGTCTTATTCTGCACACTATATCCATAATCAGTTAAAGCTTCTACAGTCATGCCAGCTTCTATCTCACGTACATAAAACTTTCTCATAAACATCATAGCATTATTCATCATCTCGAGTGCTTCTACTGTTTCTGCCTTTTTCATTATATTTATGTTAATGGGTTTACCTATTTTAGTAATCCTATCTTCAAAAGATGTAATAAATTTATGGGCATCTGCAGAAAGTCCATTTTCATACATTATCCTAGTGTAATCTTCTCTAGTA